ATGCGGGACGTTATTGGAGGGATGAGGGGGATATGCGGGACGGACCACCTCCCCGAAATCGGCCCGGCCGGGCTGCCGTTTTTGGACCAGCCCCCCCCAATCCACAAAGGACGGGAAACAAGAACGGTAAACGATCTGTTAGCCGAAAAAAGAATGATTATTTTGTGTTTAACTTGTTGATTGTCAATCATATAAATCAATATTTTAATATATGTTTACATTTGATTAGATTTATTACATATAATCGTCGAATTTTTATTGCAAAATATTTGTTGGACAATAAAACATGTAGTATATTTGCTCCTGTAAGATAACAGCATTAACAAACAAGGCGTACCAGGTACCATTATAAGTCCTAAAGGTATAGGCAAAGTATATGATAAGTAAAGAGATTAACGAAGTACGGAATGAAGTTAAAAAATCAAACGAAAAGACATTAACAGGTGCAGTAAAAGCTTGGTGCAACCTGTTTAAATCTGGTAAAGAAATAAACGACATACTAAAAGAAAATGATATTAAAGTATCAAAGGAAGTCGTTCCCGCTTTGGTTGCTTTAGCTAAAGACAAAGAAGTAGTAATACAACTTTGCAAAGAAATACTCCCACGAGTAAATAATACGTTTTGCGCATACAAGGAAGTAGAGCGTGAATACTATGATAAAAACGAACAGGATAAAAACAAAAAGCTTAAAATGAGTGAGATAGAGGATATAGCAATACTAGGATCGTCTCATAAACGCTTTGGATATAATGAGCCTATAGAGTACGATTTTGGCATATATTACGAAACGTTTAATGGCACTGACAAACGTATTGTAAAATGCGCCGTACCAATAAAGCGGTATACATTTAGTCTTATTGCAAAATGCATCACATATTACCTAACTCATCCTAAAAATGATAGATAGTATTATTTGCCCCTATATCTCTATATATAGGGGCGTTATGATGGCAACGCCTGTACGTCCCCGTCGTGCCACTGGACTAGACTAAACAGGCGGGATCTTTAATTTATTGATATAGACATACACAGGTAGGTAGTGTTACGATAGCCTGTGTAGATAGGCCGCCGCTTAACAATGTGGTTTAAGTATTACCCTAGTCCAGGATAGTGCTATTATCTTTTGGTTTATATCAATCTGGTAAGTACGCTAGGTCAACCTAGTAGGCCGTGTAAAACACGGGGTATATTGGTGTATATACGCATGTATAGGGCGTATGTCCATGCGTTGCTAGAGTAACACGTATGGAGTGCATTACGGTGTTATAACCGTGCCAATGTATCAAGGCAACGATATTACAGGCTGCTTAAATACTGCGATATTGTATGCGATAATAAATAACAACCTTTTACAGGGGTATTTTGTGCGGTTAAATTGACGGACAAAGTGCGCCTTGTCGATACGTATCACGGGCAACGTATGTGCGTATCTGGCCGGCTTCGTTGTCGGCAAAGGGACGAAACCAAAGAAGATAGGGGGGGCGTGCGGGCGTTCGGCTGGTAGTATCGATAACGCCGGCCGTATTGTCCCCGGCTTACCGTTTCTTATTGGTGCCATTTAAAACGAATAAATTATGTATAGGAGAAAGTTTGACAATCTGAACAGGAAGTTAGCATTTAGAAAAGAAAAGGCTTTAGAGGCGGTTAAAATAGCTCAAATGGAATTTTACACGGAGCTAACCAAAGAACTACATAAGTCTAATAAATTAGATTGCAGTAGGGAATCTGATAAATGTAGGCGGAAACGTGTTAGCTACATGGCAAACAAATTACGACAGTAGATCGTTTGTTTTTATTTGATTTTAAAGTTTGTGCCCTTCCGTATTGTAGTGATATAAGACGGGAGGGCTTTTTTGTGCCTATATTTTACAAAATGATAGCATATTAATATGTTTTGCTTACACACAAAAGTGTTAAGGCGGCAAATTTTAAGCCTTGATCGAAAATGTGTAAGTAAAATTATTTATTGTGTATCATTTTGTATACATATATATCCATACATACGGGTATATTGTGCCCTTATGTATGGTTTTGTGCGTGAATCGATCCTAAAAGGTATATAATAGGCGGTACTTATTGTATATTTTTTATCTATGTCTGGGCTTATCTTTCCTTAGAGGTAGCTCTAGGGATTGATATATATTATGTTGTTGATATTCAATTAATTGCATTATTTGGGTATTGTTTTTAAATCACGGTTACTTATTGTATATTTTTATGGGAATATTCATGTATTTGCTAATTACCTTGTTTTGTGGTTACATGGCGTTTGAGTTGGGGCGGTATGTTATAGCTACGGGCGACGCCCTGCCTTTAATCATAGTTCTTTTATTGGCTTTATTATCAATACATTGCATAAAGCAGATATATAAGGCAATCAAGAGCAAAGACCTCGATATCCTAGACTGAACGGGCGTTCCACGTGGAACAATCGGGAGGAAGGTCTCGGGTTTTATGCTGGGAGTTGGTGGGGTTGGGTTGTTTTGCGGGGTTGGGTTGTTTTGCGGGAGGGGACACCTCCGGACAAGGCAAATCAAGGCAAATCAAGGGGAATCAAGGGGGAATCAAGGCAAATCAAGGCAAATCAAGGTAAATCGAGGCAAATCGAGGTAAATCAAGGGGAATCAAGGGGAATCGAGGGAATCAAGTGAAATAAGGGGAATAAGAGGGATAAGGATAACCTCCAAACAATGGTACTCTCCAATACAGATAGGGATCTTATGGGTATGGAGGTATGTCTATGTATGGGTGTGTGTTTCTTTGGGTGATGGAGGGAGTGCAGGAAGCCAAGGGAAACGGGCGGCGGCGATGGCGTGGGGTCGGCCCCGCTGGTCGTCCGTCCCTGTTTCCCTTTGGCGTTAGAGGAAGCGAAAGAAAGGTTCGGTGACAATATAATAAACAAACTATTGTCGCTTGGTGCTGAACCGACAAATGTATGCAGGAATGACGATATTGTGGAATGGTGCAGTGATGGATGCATAAAAGTGGGCGATATTGAAGTATGGGCTTACTATTACTTTTATGAGGGAGAGAATCCGGATTTATGCAATTGGGAGGATCGCATGAAAATAGATACGAAGGAATGTTTTTGGTAAAATCAAAAAGATATGAGAAGGAAGATTAATGTAAAATCTCTAGTATTTAAGAGCAAGAAAGAGATTATCCTATATGCGGATGGTATGGGTACGTCGGATCTTGATTCCCCGCATATAAGTATTGACGCTGAATGGATTGGTAGGATATTCAAACGTTTCCCGGGAGAAGCGTGGAATAATAATATCATAAACATGAATATATGTGTTGAGTACGGAACTGGCGATATATGGTATTCTATGGCAAGGGCATTTGAGGGAAGCTGTTGTGCGGAATATATTCTTACATCTAGAAAACCTATGAAGAATAACCGGAGAGAGCTTGTGAATAATCCCGAAGATCAATTATTGGATTTTGATACGGTAAGGGAGACTGTATTTGGGATGAAGAAAGAATTGAGCATTGATGAGAGTGTTAATGTGAAATTCGATTATGAGATTATTTGAGGTGGTTAATGATACCAAGGGGAATGCGGGCGGCTGCGGGGAGGCTGGACAGGCCTTGTCGCCAGCGCCGTCCTTTTTCCCTTGGCAACAATAGAAATAAATATGGACGAAATAGAATTACTAAGATTACAAGATGAAGCGCTATCTTACCTTCGTGATAATATTACAAAGGATGAGGCGTATTATATCCTTACGACCGATAAGGATATGATAGAGATTCTTATAGCTAATAAGAAGGACGGGAGCAAACGTATCAAGATTCTTGATATGGAATATACTATCGAGAAGGATGATACGTTATTGTTATTCGATACAGATGGGATAATAGACGAATGTCTTTTGGTTGCCAGCTACATAGGGGTAAATATGTATTTTCGCAGGCAAGATGTCAACGCTATTTTGAATAACATCAATAGAGAGAAAGTTATGGAATATCCTTACATAGCTATTCAGTTAGATAATATACGAACTATAGAAAAACGTAGGGTTATTTTTGAAATCACCGGGCATAGGATGAATGATAACAAAGAGAGAATAGATTTTATGTTTGTTTATTTTATGGCTAGAATATTATGGGAGCGAGGAGGACTGTGAAGGAAGGAGATATTGTAAAGATATTGGTATTCGGGTATGATAGGATGCTTATAAAATCCATTAAGGATTCCGGATTCAGAAGTATGTCGGATGTAATATCGTACGCCAATAATATGACCGGTGATAAGCCCATTGATCATATTAGGGTATCGAATGAGACCCGTGGATGGTGTGGATCATATACTAATTATGGTAAAATGATAGATTAGCTCGATAGGAGGATATGATATGAGAAGGATTATAAAAGAGAAAGACGATATCAAGGTGTCTATATTTAGCGGGGGGTAGGTTGGTTCGTGTTTTCATAGATTCTGGGTATAGGAATATAGCTATGGTGATAGCCGATTGCGGCAGAATAGCTAATGGCTGTTATCATATACATCATATTGAGGTGGTAAATATGGATAGGAAGCCTTGGCGGGGCGGAAGGATATATCATGATCGTACGTGTGCGGATATGGTCCGGGGTCGGTTCCCGGCGCCTTGGCATAATTTAAATATAAATGATATGGGAGATAATATTTTAAGAAAAGCGGCTGATGAGTTAAAGAAGGCCGGTTGCAGGGTTTTCGCATGGCAGGATGATACTTATAATAGAGGTTGGAGTAAGGGTGATTATACGATGTTGTATTACGCCTTCCCTGATTCACCCAACATCGGGTATCTGAGTCATGGGGAATATGGGATGAGCGTAGCGTATAGTAGAGCTTATATACCGAGCTGTGGAAGTGGATCGGGGTGTTGTGTCAAGGAGGAAGCTACGTTTGACCTTGAGACGGCGTTAGACGTGCTGAACGGGCCGTTACCTAGGTGGTGTAGGTCTTATGGGGTTTATCCAAAGCAGTACGATAATATTGATAAATGGTATAATAGCGATAATCATAACAAAAAATTATTTAAGGAGATTTGATATGGAGGTAAAAGATTGGGAAAATCTGGTTTTGAATACAGAAGTAGGATCACATTGTTTTGTTACGCTGATTGATAATAATGACATCAGTAGAGGTTACGCGCAGATCAGACGTGCGGAACATTTCGGGTATAATATCTGCTTCACTCGGTTATATGGGAATAAGTTTTATTTCGAAAAAATAGAGGAAGGACGTACGCAACAATACATCAATAGGAGAAAATAATATGGTGATAGAATTTGATTTTGAGATATACAAAAACGGAGATTACGATAAGGTATATCTCCGCAACGGGAAAGAGCCAAGAGTATTATGTGATAATGGGAAGGGTAATAGTCCTATGGTCGTGATGATTGAGGATGATAAAGCGGATGATTATATTATTCTTCGTTATAACGAAACTGGCAGGAGGAATATCAATGGTCAATCGGGTTTCGATCTTATGTTATCGGTGAAAGAACGGGAACCAGAGTTGTGGGTTGTTGTTATATCTTACATGGATAACAATGATAAGAGACAAAAGATGGTCTTGCCTAATTTTTTCTCAAAGAATATAAGAGGGGATATATATCTTCAAGGAAGCTCTAAATCAAGTGTATCATATTATGTTGATAAGTTAGAAGAAGATGGGTGCTTCGATGAGCTATGCGAAAAGATAAGGGTAAAGAGAGATCGTATTTATAACATGGAAATAATATCACTATCAGATGACGAGGCGACAGTTTAATCAGTTGATAAATGAGCTAGACGGCAAAAGCCCGTTTATCGTATTACATAGGGATGCCGTTGCGCCTAAATACGTGGGCGTGGAGGTGTCGAAGGATGGGATGGTATACAGATATGCGATAATAGGGATAAACGATGAGTATAAGGCTAAAAAAGCCCTTATTTCGAAAATATTAGGCATAGCTAGTTACCTAAATGGCAATAAGCCCTAAAAAAAGGGTTAATTAGATGTATTTATGACCTGCGGCATCATATACGATATAATGCCATAAATGACGTTGTATAGAGGATATGTATGATAATATGATAGATAACGCATTCGTGTCTTGATATCATAATATTATGCCATTATATCCTCTTTTTGTATAAAAAAGATAACAAATGATACAAACATCTTGAATATGGATGAAATTAAGATAGGAGCTGAAATTGTATTTAATATAACCGGCACCCATAATATAGGATATGCCAAAGGGGAAAAGTATATCGGGACGGTGTTAAGCAAGGATCACCGATCACGTCTTTATGTACGGACAATAGGAATGCCTAGGGCTTGTATTGATGAGCGGGATGTAGAGTGGGTTATTGATCCAGATGGGGATTTTGATATGGATGAGGCGATCCCGAATCCTGTGGCAAGGGAGTTGTATAAGTTGATGGGTAGGTGCGTTTATACGTTCGGTAGGTCTCATGAAAGTATCAATGGCTATATCGTGTACGAGTGTATGATGATGGACAGGGATTTAAGATATAATGTTATGTATGCGTTGCATGATCATGGATTTGAGATACGGCATATTGATAGTTATTCTTGGTGGATGACCAATGAGAGGTTAATGTCCGAGGTAACATACACGGAGGGGGATATTCATATAATTGTTTATGAGTGTATGGAAGATTATGTGGATAATGTGAAATTCGGGGAGGAGTTTTATAAAAACAAGGGAACGTGATAAGATACTTACTTGTGATGGCGATGATAATATTGACACCACCAAAAGGGAACGGAGGCATGCCCCTCGCCCCGAAGCCGGCAGTGGTCGAGGCACGGGTATGGGATAAGCTGGCGGCCGCCCTATCTTTCGTGGAGTCAAGGGATGACGATCGGGCGTACAACGCCACTTCAGGGGCGTTAGGGAGGTGGCAGATGAAAAAGGTGTATGTAGATGAGGTTAATAGGATATTGTGTCTTAAACGGGAGAAAAAGCGGTATAGATACGATGATAGGACAAATCCTGTCAAGGCTAGGGAGATGTTCGAGATATATCAATCTCATCATAATCCGAATAAGGATATAGATCGGGCTATAAGATTGCATAGGGGATTACATTCTCCCAAATATGTTAAGGAGGTTAAAAACAAATTGAGGAAATGATATGAATAAAGAAGTGCTGATAAGTATGGTCAATAGCGGTAAGATAAGATTCATTCCGTTAAGAAGATGTTCTTTATGTAATGAGTATATAGGATACAAATTCGTTAGAATGTATGACGGGAATACAATACCAGTGTTTTCTAGTGGATGTAGATGTTGTGGTATAAATATCGGGACGCTATCAGAAAGGACTTGGGATGAGGTGCTTGATCTTGTCAAAACGGTACAAAACAGGCCTATAGATGAGAGAACGGAGGAAGATGAATTTATATTAGATAGTTTAATATAAGGAGGTGTTGTATATGAAATGGGTAATAATAAAAGGGGTTAGATATCCCAGTTCCGTAATATCAGCATTTGCGGCATATAATATAGATAAACATTTCTTGAGGATCAGGATCAGAAACAAGTATCATATAGTGTCTTTTGATGATGCCAATGAGATGGCTAGTCAGATGGCATATTTAATGAATAACTATCCTGATTTCGTCCAGATAGGAAGGTGGTGGATATCCAAGAAACATGTGATGTCATGGACGCCCAAGGGAGAGGCCGTGGACGGATCGGGCTGGGTCATATCCTTTACCCTGTCCTTTGGTTTGGATAATGGGACTCAAATTAAGTTTGATGAAGAAGGTGAATACCTAAGTGAGATAGATAGGTTAAACGAGTTGTTTAATGTAATATTATAAGGGAGTATGTTGATAGATGTAAATAAATGGATTGATAAAAACGGGAGCTTCGATGAAGCCGGCGGCTTGGATTTAGTGAGGCACGGATATGAGTGGATTAGACGGATGCGTAAATTCGAGAATAAGGCAGATCGTCATACTTTTCAGAAAGTGTTTGGCAATAAAAGAGGCAATGAGTTATGGGACTGTTTTTTAGAGGTAGGAAGATCTATCTTCATATTAGAAGATAGCTATTTCCTGATTAACGACAGGAACGTCTTCTCTTTATGTTTAGCAGAGTGTAGTGATTATGATCTATATGAGCTTGTTCATAATATTGATACGGATAGTGATTAAGGCAAATGATGTTGTTTAATTAAAAAAAAATAAATTGTTATGGAAATTAGAGAATGTTTATCGGTTTATCTAGAGAGTGGATATCTTTTTGACGATATGTCAGGAAGATTAAAGTGGTTTGAGATTGATAAGATCTTGATCAGTTTTACATATGGAGTAGTTAGATATGTAGGAACATGGGGAGGATGTAGGACTGAGAAGACATTAGATGGGAAATTATTTTATTCGTCCGAAGAATGTTTTAAAAAGGGCGAGAGCATTCCTGAGACAAGACTATCAATATATGATGTTTTTGAGTCATTATATGGGTTCATTCCAATAGGTGATGTGTGGAAATACAAAAACGGAAGAGCTGTCAAGGATAAGTTGGAATATTTTGATATTGAAATAGATGATAAAGGAAAAGTTTATTGTATGGAAACATATTATAGAACACGTGATGATGTGTATAGATTAAATGACTTAACTGTAGTTGACAAGAATGGAGACATAAGGTTAGTGAAATCATCAAAAAGTAGATTAATGCTTAGTAATGATCAATTGGATGTCGTGGAGAGAATGAAAGGCATCATTGATGACATGGTTAGGTTAAAGATGATTATGTATATTGATCAAGACTATAATCTTTGTTTTCTACCGGGAGATAAAATAGAAGATTTGACAATGGATGAAACAGATGGATTTGTGGATACCACCGGTATAGTGACATCTATAAAATCTAAGGATGTAGTGGAGTTTTATGTAGAAAACCCATTCGTAAAGATAAAGGGTGAGTGATATCCGAATCTGGATTGTGGTGGTTCGTGAGAATAGCCATAATCATATCTCTAAACGTGAACTTAAGGAGGTACGTATGTCATTCGATTAATATTAGGGATCCAATTACATTTAAAAAGAGGAGGAATTATGAAAAAGACAGTGATAACCGATGATTTGATAGTATTTAGTGACGGATTTGTTTGGAAAAGATTATCCAGAAAAGTCGCAGAAGCACTTTGGAACTCTGTTATAAGTCATGAATTAGAATTGTATTGGGTGCGGACTGATGATGAATCCGAAGCTGCAATTGAGGGATTCGATGATATGGAAAGAGCCTTTGAATGTGGTGATTTTGTATGTATAGAAGTTGGAAAATTGCCATATGATATGACTTTTCTAAAAATGGAGGATTAAATATGGCAACAAAGAAATTTGATAGAACCGTGTGGCATGGTACGGATTGTGACAAAGTTACCAGCCTTTTTGAGTATGGGTTATTGGTGAGATATATTACCAAAGAAAAAAGCTGGCAATGTATATACCGCAACCCTCATGAATCAAACAAGTTTTCGTACAGTTGGATAAGCGAGGAAGATATGCGTGAGATGTTTTTGACAGGTTGGGCAAAAGATGATTTGAAGTCGTTTTGTTCCTATGTCGGTGATACTTGGAATGACTGGTTGCTTCGTCCGGTTGCTACAAGAATATATGATTTGGTTTCCTATTATGGAGCGGAAGAGATATTTGGAAACAGTTACCGGACTTACACAGCAAAGGAAGTTTGTCTCAGACTGCGTTATGCGGTAAATTACTGTTCAGATATATCAACAACAATATTATGCCATATATTATCAAGGGCAAGTATTTCTCCATGTCAGGTAAATATATTGATGGGAAATACAAATACAGGCACAAGTATAGTAGGGTGATGTTTGACTATGGAGATAATTGCCCATTGACAGGGATGTGTTATGATTATTATCTCCTGAAACCTATAATTGATTATTACAATGCATGGTGTACTTATCCGGAGGATTTTTCTTTAGAGGATCTGATGAGACAATGTTATGATAACTTCTTCAAGTCATGGCATGAGGAGTACGAGTATTGGGCTGATAATGAAGATGCGATACATGAGGAGCTTCATCATAATCAGTATGAAGATCGACTTTATTATGAGAATAGGGATGTGTATGTTGAATCATTAAATGAAATAGTATGAAAGTGATATGTACAAGGTGTGGCGGAACAAATATTGCTTGTGAAGCGATCGTAAATCCAAACACCGGGAAAATAATAGATTATCTTGATGAATCTTTTATGCATGCTAATTGTGGGGATTGCAAGGAAGAGGTAGTGGTAACGGATGTAGATAGAGTCAAGAAAGATATTGATTCTATGTTTTTCAAGTTCGTTAAAAAGAATGGGAAAGAACCTGAATACGTAGAATGTCAGATCGTATGGAAAGACACAGGGGATGATCAAAGAACGACAATAAAATTATCATTAAGCATCAATGATGATGATAATGATAATGTTTTCTATTACTGTAATGGGATAGAATCACTTAAGTCACTTGTGGAATATGGAGTAGGAGAGTTTATTGTAATAGATTGTTGGAGTTTTTTTAGTATTGGTGATTTGTAAATTGATGAGATTATGAATATAGAGGTAATAAG